GGTTGTCGGTGCTGGTGATCCAGCTGCAGAATTGTTCCCAAGTATTCGATTTTTGTTGACGTGAAATTGTAGCAGTCATTTTGTTAAGAGTGTTAGATAAGAGTTCGGGGGGACGAACTGGTATCGTTATGCTCCGCACCACCCTCCAGTGCGGATATGAGAGACGTATTTACCCTCCCATAGGTCTCGGTTAACGGGAGCACAAGTGTTAAGAGATTGTTGTAATCCTTAACCTGTTGTTGTATTTATCATATCAGTGTCGGGATATCCTGTCAAGCCCTTACACCCTTCCAGATTCACCTCACTGCAATGTACTCACTATTACTTAAAGCAGTAACTCCTTCAAATACAGCAATCAATTCATCAGATCTGAAACCACTAGTCTCTATCCTTCCCGTCCTGTTGACATCCCAATACAACGAAAGATTTCCATTAACAACCTCAGAAAGATATCCGCCTAATCCAGATTTTACTTGGATTTTGTCCTCTCCAACTTTAAAGTCTTTGATGAGAGCATAATCAAATCTTCCTAAGGAATTACTTACTCCATCATTATAAAATATACCACGACTGTCACCAAGAACAAATACATCAGTATCAGAACCTCCTATCAATACATCAATTTGACCAGAACCCATTGCGGACAGCGATGTTCCAGAAGACAAAGAACCCGTGATCGTGTCCCGAAATTCGCCACCATTAATCACATCATTACCAGTGGTTCCCCATTGATATTGAATCGGTGGTGGAGTCTTAGATGTGTCTTCAATAGTAATAAGTGATTCTGTGACTTTTTTTCTAGTACTTGGATGAGAACTATCAAATAATTCAAATTTAATCACTTCATTTCCTTCTGTAATGCCATCTTTTTTAATATTAAAGTTGATTGAAGATGTTCCATTATCAGCAACAATTGCATTACCCCAGAGATTATTGATAGAATAAAAATCATTCATCTCAATCCCATTTCCAGAAATTTGCCAATACATGTCAGAACCAACCCGAAGATTAGTAGTTGCAATATCGACCTTCAGGGTCTCACCTTCTTTGACGCTAGAGGGTGCTGATAATTTAAATGTGGATACTGGAGGGGCAGGTGTCGGATAAGGTCCAGATGTAATTATTGCCTAGAATCAATACGATCCCAATTAGACCAAAAAGGCATTCTGTTGCTGCTATCTACTGCAGAAACAGTAAAGACATTTGGATGATATCCAGTTGACACAGGAGAAAATCCATCTACATCTTTTCCATTATTTCCAGCAGAAATTGCGAATTTAATACCTTGATTAGCGCCATTAATAACAGACGAATTTAGCAATGGGTCAAAGGTCGCATTGATACTAAGATTAATAACGACCTTGCTTTTATCCAGATTGTTTTTATTAATAACATCAATCGCATAGTCAACTGCCTTTGCAGTTGTTGAACCATCACCAAAACCAGCATCATTGTTGACTTTTAGAGAAATAATCTGCGCTCCAGGTGCAACGCCGACAATTCCCCTTCCATTAACAAGAGCACCAATGGTTCCAGCAATATGAGTTCCGTGACCATTAGCATCCGTAAATGGTGATTGCCCAGAAATCCAACTCTTACTCCACTCTGCTGGAGCAAAGTTAAGATCTCCCGTTTGATCTGATACGCCAGAGTCAATCACAAACGCATAAGTATCGCTTGCAAAGTTTCCTCGTTTAGCAATGTCTTCTCCTTGCCAGACTGCGCGGACACCCCAAGGTATTACTTCACCCGATACACTAGGGGCATCAGCATAACTAAAAGAAGACGTACTAGTTTTTGATCGTTGTTTGGTTGATTTAAAATTAAATTTTCCAAAAAACTTTTTACTATCAAATTTCCTATAAGATTTGGAAAATAGCATAATATAAAACGAAGTTAATTTCGGGAGTAACCCCCAAGATTTTAACCTAAAATCACTTACCTGTCAAGTGGTTCAGAGGTTCCAGTGTGCAGTCATATAAGATTCCACACCCCCAATTTCAGAAGAGTTGATAGCTCTTGTAAACATAATAATTTCCGCAATATCACCACTAAAAAATCCAGAATTACCCAGAGTACCTACCCCAACATAAAAAGTAGATGCAGATGCACTAGTAATACTATTTGCAATACCAGTATATGTTAATGTTTGAGGAATTTTGTTATATCTAAATTTAAGTCTTGCAGTATTTCCCACACCAATCCCATCAAAAATCAAACTATAAATGTTAAACCTAGAAGTATCTCCAACACCAGTAACTGTGGAAACTCCACTACAATTTCCTGCCTCAACTCTCCAATTAGTTCCATTGTGTGTAATCTGAAAACCTCCTGTATTTGTTGTACAAATAGTTCTAGCCGATACTCCAACGGTTGATGCTCTTGCTACAACAAATAATGAAAATCCACCCAAACTTTGTAACCAAGGAATAGGATTAATATCTAAACTTTCAGAAGTTCCATTGAAACGGATAACACCAAAAGTATTTCCAACACCTGCTTGGTTTGCTATCCAATTTGGTTTGACTGAGTTATTACCTGATTTATTAAGGTTGTTTCCAAATGCAGAACGGTCTTTCCACTGAGAAACATCGTCACCACTTGTCAAGTTTACATTAAAGTTTCCAGAAGCAGAAGTTCCCAAATCTGCATTATACCAAACTTGAAGGTTTGGTAGAGTATTGGGATCTACAACTATAACACCAGGTCTTTGACCTACTCTATAACTTTGCGATGCTAGACCAAACATAAGATTATCCGAATGTTACAAGTTGTCCGAAGATATTATATACACTTCCTGTATAGAAGATTGTGAATGCAATTGCATCTTTCTTGGAATTATTTCCAGTTGGGATTGATCCCCCTTGCCAATTGATTGTTTGTGAAACACCACCAATTTGAAGTGCATTTGGAACATAAGCAGTTGTACCTTGTGTAATCATCAAAGTCACATTAGTCAAACAATTTGCACTTAAATTCAAGTTGGTAAGATTTGCAGTCCAGTTTCCACTAACTGTTGAAGTAACGTAGAAAGTATTTCCAGTTGAACAATCAAGAGAAACAACTGCTGCAGATGCTATTGAAGTACTATAGGTATTATATGTTTCTTCTACTTGTTGTACCTGCAATCCTGCAGTTGTAAATACATTTCCACTAAAAGTTGTGATTCCGCTATAGTTATTATTTGAACCTAAAACAGTTACTCCACTAATTCCTTGAATTCCTTGAGTGCCTACACCATCACTTCCCTGAATTCCTTGAGTACCTTGAGTACCTTGAGCACCTGTGGTTCCTTGAGCACCTGTTATACCTTGAGCACCTGTGGTTCCTTGAGTACCTGATATTCCTTGAGTACCTGTGGTTCCTTGAGTACCTTGAATTCCTTGTGTACCTGATATTCCTTGAGTACCTTCAGTACCTTGAGCACCTGTGGTTCCTTGAGTACCTGCTGCACCTTCAGTACCTGATATTCCTTGAGTACCTGTGGTTCCTTGGGTTCCTTGAGCACCTTCAGTACCTTGAGTGCCTTGAGTACCTGTGGTTCCTTGAGTTCCTTGGATTCCTTGAGCACCTTCAGTACCTTGAGTACCTTGAATACCTGTCGTTCCTTGGGTTCCTTGAGCACCTTCAGTACCTTGAGTACCTTGAGTACCTTGAGTACCTTGAGTACCTGCTGCACCTTCAGTACCCGATATTCCTTGAGTACCTTGAATACCCGATGCTCCTTGAATTCCTTGAGTTCCTCCAGTACCTTGGATTCCTTGAATTCCTTGTGTTCCTCCTCCAGAAGCTCCAGATAATGCACTTGCTACTTCCGCAATAGTTACAATAACTGAAGGGCTAACAGGTCGAGTTGGATTACTTCCTGCTGGAAGTGTAGACAACTGCATATCCGCATCACTGGAAGACCAATAAAATTCAATATAATCTCCCGCATTTAATGACAATACAAAGTTCCAAGCAGGAATCTCTGTTTCTCCAGCACCTTGAATTGTAATTTGACTATCAGTATATGGAACATCACTTCCATTTTTAGCAATCCAAATATCAACTGTATCAGTAGATGCATTTGTTTTCTCTAATTGAAAACTAAATTGGACATTATAAACACCAGAGTTATCTACTTTAATTTTTGTCCCGTCTACAATATTGACCGCATATGATTCTGCAGTTTGACCAATCGCAACTAGATTTCTTGCAGTTGTTCCGGCACTAACTTGATTGGTAGTGTCATAAAAACTTCCATAATATCCCAAGGCACTCGATGTAGCACCCTGAATACCCTGAATACCTTGTGTTCCAGTAGTACCTTGAATACCTGTGGTTCCTTGGGTTCCTTGAGCACCTTCAGTACCTTGAGTGCCTTGAGTGCCTTGAGTACCTGTGGTTCCTTGAGTACCTTCAGTACCTTGAGTACCCGTGGTTCCTTGGGTTCCTTGAGCACCTTCAGTACCTTGAGTACCTTGAGTACCTTGAGTACCTGTGGTTCCTTGAGTTCCTTGGGTTCCTTGAGCACCTTCAGTACCTTGAATACCTTGAATACCTTGAGATCCTGTGGTTCCTTGAGTACCTGAAGTTCCATCAGTACCTTGAATACCTTGAGATCCTGTGGTTCCTTGAGTACCTTCAGTGCCTTGAATACCTTGAGATCCTGTGGTTCCTTGAGTACCTTCAGTGCCTTGAGTACCTACAGTTCCTTGAGTACCTTCAGTACCTTGAGTACCTTGAATGCCTTGAGATCCTGTGGTTCCTTGAGTACCTTCAGTACCTTGAGTACCTTGAATGCCTTGAGATCCTGTGGTTCCTTGAGTACCAGAACCCGTAATTCCTTGAGAACCTTGAATACCTTGAGTACCTTGAGATCCAGCAATACCTTGAGTACCAGTAGCACCATCAGTACCTTGAGTACCTTGAGTACCTTGAGTGCCATTAGAACCATCAGTACCTTGAATTCCTTGAATTCCTTGAATACCACCCCCACCACCAGAAACAGTTTCAAATACAAACTTACCTAGAGAATGGTCATACTTAAGAAACTTCCCATCATAAGAACTTGGATCGGTAGCAATACCAACAACATCATCAAGATACTTAAGTTGTGTTTCACCACCACCACCAATGGTAGCAAGCTGTTGCTGAATACGATTGATGAATAGACGATAATGCTCTTGAAGTTGTTCTAGAGTTACAAAGTTTTGATTGAGTGGTGTAAGAGAATCTGAATTCTTTGTTTCTGGGGGTTCGTTTAAAAGACCTTCAGAAATAACTTCTTTTACTAAGTCTTCAGATTCAATCTTAGAATATGTTTCTTTGATGTAATCAATTTTCTTTTCTAATCTTTCAAGATTCTCTTGTAAATTTCCAACAGGTAATTTTTCAATCTGAGAAAAAACTTCTTCTTTAAGTTGAACAATTTCTTTATGATTTTCTTGCAGATAGTTATCTACATTCTTGATATGCTGTTCATTGATAGCAACATCTGTTTTTATATCAACAAGATCTTTCCGATAGTCTTCTAAACGAGTATCAATAGAAGTTTGGATTTCAATATGTCTACTTTCAATTTCTTTTTGATACTCTTTGAACTTCTCTTCATTCAGATGCGATGATACAGAAAGTTCTTCTTTAAAAATTTCAGAAAGTTCATCAAATGCATAAGAAAGATTTTTAATTAAATTCGAATATTCTTCAAATTTTTGATTTTCCTTTAAAATTTTATTTTCTAAAACTTGAGAAAGATTATTATAAACTTTTGTAGTCTCTTTAATTTTAGACGAGTTTTCTTGAATTTGTTGATTAAGACATTCAATGTTATGGTCAACAACTTCGGCAATATTACCAAATTTAGTATCAATCTCTTCACGAATATTGATTATATTTTCTTCTATTACTTCTTGAATTTGATTAACTTTCTCGCTAACATAGAGTTCACTCTTAGTAACTTGCTTTTTATATTTTGGGATCTCATTTTCTACAATATTCCCAACAAGTTCCGCAAGATTAAAAACAGTGCTTTTAAATTCTCTTAAATCTTCTTTATTAATTCCATTAATCTGATTTTGAAAGGACTTAAAATTTTCATCAAGAATCATTAACTGAGAAAGCATTGCATTCTCAAGTTCAGTTCTGCTCAGTTTTTCAGAAAGTTGTTGAGATAATGTTTCTACTTTTTCAGAAAGTTCGTTAACTCTATCAAAGTTAATACGAAATTTATCGTAACTTTCTACAATGTCTGAAGAAACTTCTGGCGTTTCAAATACTCCAGAGATATCTTGCGAATTAAATAAATCTGATGGTTTCTTAAGTGCCACTATATTACTAATTGTTCTTTAGATTATTTATTTTACCACAATCTCCTAAATAACAATAGTGTTTATCACAAAAAAGAAAATGAAAAGACTTCTATTAGCCTTTTCGTTATTCTTCGCAATCCCAGTTAATGCTGCTGAAATCACATCAAAAATCACTGATTCCGTTCAATTGAAAGTTGATGGTGCTGCGGTTCAATCAACCCGAATTGGTGCTTCCTATTCAGCCTCAGGAACCAATATCCAAGCAACATCCTTTGGGGGTGTTGGTGGTGCTGGAACCTATGATATCAATACTCCAGGACAAGCATTTACTTTCTCCGAAAGTTTTAATGCTGCTGATACTCCCGTTACTACTCAAACAGTTACTAATGGTGTTATTGGAACACCAAATCTCTACGGAGATAGTGTGACTCAAGTTGGTGGTGAGAAAGGAACTCTTGCAGGTACTCTTTCCCCAACTGGTGTCCCAACTGTTACTGCTGGTGGTGCAGGGACAAGTGCAACTGCTCAAAGATCTATTGAGTTAAGCGTATTCAAATGAGACTTTTAACTCCCGTTTTGCTTTTAGCAACGGGAGTCATTTGTACTCCCGTTTATGCTGAAAGTGTTGTGCCTAATTTTACAAGGGGCACAATTAATGCAACCACAGAATCTACTACAAAGATTATAGAAACAATCCGCCAAGTTGAATATACAACTGGTGAATCTTATACTGTAACTGGTACGAACATCAACATTCCTGGCGTTCCTCAAAGAGGTGCTGCTTATTCGATCATGACGCAAGGTGCTCCATTCCAGTTCAGTGAAACCTATCTCGGACCTGGAGTGGCAAAAGAAACATGGATAGATCGCACCACAGAAACCCAATCAACTACTACATCAATATCTGTCTTTACGCAATAATTTCAACAGGAACTGCGTTTGCTCAAAGCACTCCTGCACCTAGTAATACAAACATTGCTGGACCAAGTGCAAGTGCTACAGGAAATGTAACTAACCAAGCCGTTCAAGTTCTTCAAGGACCATATGCACTTAATACTTATGGTAGTGGAGTAAGTTGCCAAGGAGCAACATTCTCGTTTTCTCCATTTGCTATGAGTAGCAACAATGCCAGTGACGATCCAGAATCTTTTGCATCGCGTAATGGAAATTGGGGACTTTCTGCTGGATTCAATATTCCATTAGATGGTCATCTAATGGACTTATGTAAGAAAAGAGCAGCAACTGAAATTGCTAGGCAGCAAGCAGAGACTGATAAAGCACGTTTAGATTTTGAACTGGTAAGATTATTGAAATGTGGGGAAGCATATAAAAATGGAGTTATGTTCCATCCCGATAGTCCTTACTTCAAAGTTTGTGCAGATGTTGTTGTGAAATACCCAAGAGTTGAGGATGTGGTTAATGGAACCAATACAACTAATTGATAATCCAAATCTAAGACCTATAATCGGAAATAATCCGATTAGCGTACCAAACGCAAACATCAATCGAATATCCGGTCCATCTATAATATCGACTATAGATAGGCCAAATGTTCGTAGTGTTGAACAACCTGTTGTTCGTGGATTAGAAATTCCTGTTGTTGATGTTCCAAATACTACAATTAAGTATCCAGTTATTAATGTACCAACTCAAGCAGAGTTTGATGCTGCAGTAAATGCAGAACGTCAAAAACAAGAAGCAGAAAAACAAGAGAAGACAAGGGGGTTACCAGATACTACCCCCCCTCCTCAACTGCCTCAGGTTGTTCAAACCTTCCCTATTCAAACTCCTGTACCTACTCCAGTTGCAGAAATTCCAGCAGATAAACCTCAACCAACCTTTACAGTCGGTGGAATCGATATTAATTTACCTGACCCTTCTCTTGTTGCTACGGCTGGTGCTGTCGCAGTAGTCACAACTGCTGCAACTATTGCATCAACTACAGTTCTAAATGCATTAAAGAATGCTGCCGAACCCTTAATTAAAGAGGCAACAAAAAATAAGTTTAAAATTAAAATTAAACAGGTCAAACCAGTCCTTCATTATGTAATGTCTGAAGGTGGTCACGTTGATATTTTTGAATACTCTGCAGATGGTACAAAGTTAGTTGGTCAAACTGATAGTGTAGAGCAATACATTCGTGATCAAGTTGAAATCAATTCTCTCTATGAAATTGATAACAAGATTATTATTGATGATATAATAAAAGATAAATTCACAAAAGAAGGCAAAGAAAGATTTAAACCTCTCTTTGCCCCTGCTAAAAAAATTGCTAAGAAACTATCTGCTCGTTTATCAATCTAATCCCAATTAATTTTAGATATTACCCAAGTAACTGCAATCGCAGGAAGTTGAACTACAAGATTATAAAGTATGTCGAGGAAGATATTATCTCTCTCGACCTTTTTTTGTTTAATTTCGTTTTCTTCTTCACTTTTTACTATTGTCTGTGTCATTTTTTAACACCTCTTTTTTCTTTAATTTAAAAGCAGCATCTCCTAAAAATGAACCTACAGCAAGTACAAGAACTTTTGCATATGCATCTCTACTTGTACTTTCAAGTTCTACTTGACCTTCTGTTTTAATAGCAACAGATTCTACAGCAGAAATCATAAGTGCTGCCCAGATAATAACGAACAATCTAACAATATTAAAGTATATCATTTTTGTCTCCTAGACTCCAATAAAGCAAAATCTTTTTTCTTTGTGCCGCCATCATATTCCCAAGCATATCCTTCATCAATCATCATTTGATTAACTGATTTCTTTTTATTGACTGCGGATACTTCCTTATCACCAATAAACAAATGTCCCAGAATTCTACCGTACTTTTCGGTGGAATCTGGGAGTTCTGTTTTAACGATAACGTCAGTTTGTCCTTCTAACTTTTTCTTGAGCCATTCTTTAACTTCAAGTCCGAGTTTCTTTTCATTCGCATCTGTAGTGCGTGACTCAGGAGTATCAACCCCAGCAAGGCGAATTCGCTTAGTGAGAGAAATATCAAAACCTAGATCAATAGCAGCATCTATTGTATCTCCATCTACAACTTTAAGAACAGACTTAATTCTGTAAATATAAGGATCCTTATCCATTAGAATGGTAATTTAAACTTCTCAGTATTTAGTTTTGGAATGGGTAATTTTTCAAATGCTTTGTTGACTTGATTCTCCACAACCTTACCAACAAACTCTTCTGGATTGTTGAGTATTGCTTCTGCTTTTTTATAAGTCACATAAGCACCATAACAAAGTGCTCCACTAATGAGAAGGCTTGTCGTTGATAGAATGATTGCTAAATTTTTCATCTTTCATTTCCTCGTGTGCTAATCGTAATATGTAGTAAATCACATATGCAGTAAAGATAAGACCGCATCCTAATATTGTAACAACTCCCCAGGGAAAATCCATCAATATTTACCTTCTGTACAATACTCTGCTTTTTTATTTGGATAATAAGGATACTTACCCTCTTGTGGTTTCATCCACCCACACCCAATCAACCAATCCATAGTCATTGGAGTTGGTCTAATCTGTTCCCATAGTGGACCTTTAGCACACATTTCTAACTTCTCAGCAGTTACATTTGACTGCTCTTCTGCCCAGTTAGCATCTGCTTCCCAGGGAACAGCACGACTTTGCATCATTGATTCATAAGTCAATCTAGTCTGCTTCATTACCCAAGCAGGTATTTCAGAATCCTGATGTACTTGTGCCATAAAGGATGTTTGTAACCCACCACCCATACAATCCTGAACAACGTGCCATCCTTCGTGTCTCATTGTTCCTAGAAACTCTCTGGGATCTTTCAGAAGAGTTTCATTTACAAAGAAACGGTTATAGTTTGGTTTATATAATCCCACTGTTCTCCTAGTGAAATATCTTTCCTGAGCGACATATACCGGAACATTTACACCATCAAGAGCAGTAATAATTCTTTTTAGTTCTTCTCTAAACGGATCAAAGTCCGGATTCTTTAGTAGTTCAGAATCTACCGTAAGTCTTTCCACACCCTCAGTGCATTCTAGGAGGATCATACATCCCATTGCTTCTGCACTATAAGGTTGTACTGTTGGTTGTTTTGGTTCTAATGATGCCCCTATAGCAGGAAATGCTAAAGATAAAACTAAACCAATTGAGGTGAATAACTTTTTCATTCGTTCCACCAACCTTCTTGTTTATGTATCCAGACTTTCAAATCTTTTACATACTTTCTCAAGATCTGGGCCTGTTCTTCATGCCAAAAATCACCCGTCTCCATATGAAGACGGGTGTGATTATCTATAGCTTTGAGTATTTGATGGATGGGAGCATTCCAACACTCTCGTTTAGGAGTGTTCCATTCTCTTGGCATGGGTATGTGAATGTATATATTTTATTATTATTCAAATAATCTGTCTGACACAAATCAGGTCCCACTATCATATGTCCAACAATAGTCAAAGTCATAAACTCAATCATTTTTTCTTACCACCATTCTTTGCCTTTTTAGCAGTGGCGTTACCTTGATTTTGCTTGGATTGTTTATCCCCAGCAGAACCTTTCTTACCTTTATTTGCAGACTTAGACATTATACTCCTCCTGTACGGGGCTGTACTTGACCTTCTAATACTTCAACTCTTTCTTCAAGAGTTGGTTCTGCAACAGCAACTTCTGGTGCTTCAGGTTCTGGAGTAGGTTCTGCAACTACTTCTCTGCGTGGTTCTTCTTTCTTCTCATCTTCATCACCACCCTTCTTCATTGTATTAATACCGAAAGTTGCAGCGGATGCGGTGAAAACAGTTGCAATGAAAGTGGGGTCCATTTTAGATAGAGCCCCAGCATAACTAGCAGTAAGAAGAGCAGCGGACCAACCCAAAATCGCAATACGAATAACAGTACTCATACACTTTTCTCTTTTATTTGGATTATCCATCAGTCTCTTGATGAAGTGTCTTTTATATTTAGGATTTTAGAACTTAAATTTAAGTTTTGCAGAAACTGCTGTATTGGAAACACCATCATTGATTTGATGAATTCCTTCAATAATGACCATCTCTTTATAATCAACAGAAGCAGATGCTTCAATCAATCCACTAGTCTCATAAGAACCACCAACAGTTACTCCAAATAAATCCTTTTTCTTTCCACCAAAACGGTGTGAAATATTTAGACCTACCTCACCAGAATGTGAAG